TTTTGAACATGCGTTTTACCAAATTGTCCGCAACCGCACACTTGAAGAAGTAGCCCAAGAGATTGAAGGAATGAAAGCGTTTGGCAACGATACGATTGCCAGTTTTACTCTGCATATACGGAACATGAAGAAATGACCACTCCGGACACAGTACTAGTTGATTACGCATGGCCCTGCATGATGGCAGAGCGGGCATTGAAAGAGCTACATGAGGCGATGTTGTCACGTAACTATGACACAGCGTTGGAGCAGGCGCTTATAGCGATGGCTGAAGCCAAGTTAACGTATCACGCGATACGCCACGAGATGGAGAAAAAATGAAAACCCCTGCATGGAGTTACTCAGGCATCACACTGTTTGATCAGTGCCCTAAAAAGTACTACCACCTGCGGGTGGCTAAAGATTTGAGGGAGCCTGAGAGTGAAGCCATGCTATACGGCACAGCGGTGCACCTCGCCGCTGAAGAGTACGTGCGAGACGGTAAGCCCATACCCGAGCAATACAAGTACATGCAGCCTCTACTTGAGAAGCTGATGAAGATTGATGGGGAAAAGATTTGCGAACAGAAGATGGGGTTGAAGAAAGAAGATGGGCGGCTGGTGGCATGCGCGTTTGATGACCCACAAGTTTGGTACAGGGGCATAGCGGATCTGTTGATCATTGACCGCAAGAAGAAGGAAGCCCGAATCATTGACTACAAGACAGGCAAGAGCAGCCGCTATGCAGACCCTAAGCAGTTGGCATTGATGGCAGCTTGTGTTTTTGTGCACTACCCTGAGATAGAGTTCGTGCGATCAGGGTTGTTGTTCGTAGTCTGCAAAGACTTTATACCTGTGGATTTCTCTATGCACAACAAATTTGACATCTTTGCAAAGTTGGACGGTGTGATCGTTTCACGTGAAACAGCATACGAAACTGGTGTGTTCAACGCCAAGAAAAACTTCACTTGCAAAGCATGGTGTCCTGTATCAGAATGTAGCCATAACGGAAGGAATTGACATGCCATACAAGAACCCCGCTGACCGTAACGTCAAGCGCGAGTACGAACTAGAGAAGCAACGTGCAGGTGCACACGAGGCGCGAATGGAGCGACAACGTGCACGGCGTAAGCTGGACAAGACTAAGCCCGACAACAACCACAACGGGGAAGCTGATATGCGTGAAGGCAAAGATGTTGCCCACGTGAAAGCCCTGTCCAAGGGTGGCAGTAACAAGAACGGTGTGCGCATCGAGAGCGCATCGACAAACAGATCATTTAAGCGCGGGGCTAACCACAAGGTGGTGTCCGAGACAAGTGCGAAGGAGCGCAAAAAATCATGAGTTGTCATGAAGTCTGCAAGGTAAGGTACGAGTAGCAGCAGACAGGGTATTCGCACTAGCCCAACATAACCGTATCAGTCAACGCCGTTTTATACTTTCAAGCGGAGAGTTGACCGTCTAGGACACGCAGACGTTAAAGCGAAGTGGGGTCAGGTGGAATCCCTGACACTATAAAAAGAACCTGACGCACACCGTGTTCAGGATGTTTCGCATTGGAGATTAGAGTGCAGATCATAGAAAACAGGGCGTTACTGCTGAAGGTACGCAACCCTGACCGGATCACTACGGTGATTCCGAAGAGCAAAGTTTTGTCAGAGGATGATGGAGTTTCAGAGGTCTTGGTGAATTGGGATTTGGAGGAGGCCATTGTCCTGAAGAACCTCAAGATCAAAGATGTACCCTCGCCCATCAACGCTTCATACAACTGGCCGGGACTTTATAAACCTTTTGCCCATCAAAAAGTTACATCGTCTTTCCTAACGATGCACCGCCGGTCATTCTGTTTTAACGAACAGGGCACGGGCAAAACTGGCTCAGTCATCTGGGCATCGGACTACCTGCTGTCAAAGGGCGTCATCAAGCGGGTGCTGGTCATCTGTCCGCTGTCCATCATGGAGTCGGCATGGCGCAATGAGTTGTTCAGGCTGGCTATGCACCGCAGGGTAGACGTTGCCTACGGCAAGGCAGAGAAGCGCAAGGAGATCATTGCAGGGGATGCTGAGTACGTCATCATCAACTACGATGGTTTGGAGATCGTTGCCAACGATATCCTCAAAAGCAAGTTTGATCTTATCGTCATTGACGAGGCTAACGCCTATAAAAACCCTTCTACAAGACGTTGGAAGGTGCTCAACAACCTGATCAAACCGAGCACGTGGTTGTGGATGCTGACGGGCACACCTGCATCGCAGTCCCCCTTGGATGCCTACGGCATCGCCAAGCTGGTAAACCCCGAAGGGATTCCACGGTTCTATGGTGGGTTCCGCGATCAGGTTATGCACAGGGTCACACAGTTTAAGTGGGTTCCTAAGCTAGATTCAGAACAAGTTGTCCACAGGGCGTTACAGCCCGCTATAAGATTTACTAAGGAACAATGTTTAGACCTACCAGAGATGACCTATGTAACCCGTGATGTACCACTTACTGCACAGCAAGAGAAGTACTATGAGCTACTACGTAGGCGTCTTATCGTACAAGCGGCAGGTGAAGAGATAACAACAGTCAACGCCGCTGCTAACTTAAATAAGTTGTTGCAATTATCAGGTGGTGCGGTATACTCTGATACAGGTGAAGTGATCCAGTTCGATGCAAGCAATCGACTGGCGGTGTTACGCGAAGTGGTTGAGGAGTCTAGTCACAAGGTGCTGGTGTTTGTACCGTACAGACACTCCATCGAAGTGGTTGCAGACGATTTGCGTAAGCACGGGTACTCGACAGCCGTCATTCATGGTGGTGTGTCGGCGGGTAAACGGTCAGAGATTTTTGATCGTTTCCAAACGAAGGATGACTTACGGGTACTGGTCATCCAACCACAAGCGGCATCGCATGGGGTAACTCTGCATGCCGCCAATACGATTGTCTACTGGAGTCCGGTGATGTCCGTCGAGACCTACCTACAAGCCAACGCACGTGTGCACCGAGCAGGGCAGAAAAATCCCTCAGTGGTGGTGCACTTGCAAGGCAGTGGGGTAGAGCGCCGTATGTACAAGATGCTGGAGAACAAGATGGACATACACAACCGGATCATCGACTTATACGGGGAACTACTTACATAAAAAAGACTTGACACTGTTAATTTTTAGGTTATTATCCAAACACAAACAACAAAGGAGAGCGTTATGACCGAGACAATATCGGTTGATAAACTCGTCGCCGTCTACATCAAGATGCGTGACAAACGTGCCGAACTTCTACGTGAATACGAAGAAGCTGATAGCGCGGTGAAGACACAGATGGAGCTTGTGGAGACCAAGTTATTGGACACCTGCAAGGAGATCGGTGTTGATCGTCTTGGTAGCACGCACGGTACGGTCATGCGTACGGTGAAGACACGCTACTGGACAAGCGACTGGGAGTCCATGCACAAGTTCATCTTGGAACACAAGATGCCCGAACTGCTTGAACGCCGTATCAGTCAAACTACCATGAAACAACTGTTGGAAGAGAACCCCGAGCTTATGCCTATGGGGTTGAACACCGACAGCAAATACAGCGTAACCATAAGGAGAACTACAAGTGGAACTTGAAGCATCTATGACTGTGCCAGAAGTGGCAAAGCTGTTGAGGATGTCACGTCAGACAATCTACAACATGATCCGCGAGGGAAAAATCCCTCATTTCCGTATAGGCACAAAAGTGCGTTTCAATCGCGCCGACCTTGATGCCTTAATGCAAACCAAACCTGTAACAACTGGAGAACCCAAATGAGTGAAATGACTTTGTTTTCTAAAGGCGGCAACACACTACCTGCCCACCTGAAGAACCTGCAACTTGATGCTACAACCAAAGCCCTGATGGGTGGCAGCGGCATGGGTGGCAAGCGTATCTCTATTCGCGGCAACGTATTCCGCATGATGGTCGATGGCAAAGAGATTGCACAGAACGAAGACCGTGCAATGAACATCATCATCACGGCGGCGAACACCAACGTATCGAGAACATACTATGCAGGAGCTTACCAAGAAGGCCAAGCCACGGCCCCCTCATGTTGGTCGAACGATGGTGTTACCCCCGATATCAAGTCTGAGTCACCACAAGCAAGCAAGTGCGCCTCGTGTGCACAGAACATCAAAGGCTCCGGTCAAGGTGATTCCCGTGCATGCCGATTCAGTCAGCGCCTTGCCGTCCTCTTGGAGAACGATATTCGTGGAGACATTTATCAATTGACGCTACCCGCGCAGTCTATCTTTGGTGCGGCTGAAAACGGCAAGATGCCCATGCAGTCATATGCAAAGTTCTTGGGCAGTCATGGTTTGCCCGTCAACGCTGTTGTTACTGAGATGCGTTTTGATACCGCAAGCGCAACACCACGCTTGACCTTCAAGGCAGTGCGTCCATTGACCGAAGAAGAGTTGGCAATGGCGCAAGAGAAAGGTCAGTCCGCTGAAGCCAAGGCCGCTATTGCATCTACTGCTGCTCAAGCTGATGGTG